GATTCAAAGCGGGGGTGCTGGCGGTTGCGGTCATGTGCTATCTGCATTAGGCTTACCTCGTGGTCTGTTGCTACATCGAAGCCCGGCATGCTCCCCAGCAGCGCCGGGCTTCCTCGTTTCTGTTCCGGCCTCACAGGCAGGCGATGGGGGTTCAGGCGGCGGCAAGCTCCGCCTTCAGCTTGCCGTTGGTCAGCTTCTCGAGCTGGTACTGGCGAAGAAGAGGGATCTTGTCGCCCCACATGGTCACGGCGGCCGGAGAGATCCTCAGCGCTTTGGCAAGGTCGATCTTCTTGCCGCCGTAGTAGTCGATTGCGTCTTGGGTCGTCATGGGTCACCCCTGTGGCTTTCCCATGATTTAAGCATGCTGAAAGCTAAGGCGCAAGCATGCTAAACCTTTGCGCGTTTAAGATCACTGAAATGGGAATCCAAGACAGAATCGCTCAGGCGGTCAACGAAAGCGGCATGTCCAAGAGCGCCATCGCCAATCCTCAGCCCGCCTACCGTGGCGGGCTTTTCTTCGCCTGCCGTTTCAGTTTGCTGAAATAATTTCAGTCTGCTGCTTGACGTATGCTTTCAGCATGCTTAAATTGAATCACACGAACACGGCACAGCCGGTTCAGGGCCTACCAGGCCGACGCTCTTTACCAGCTCGAAGCAAGACACACGCAGCGATCCCGTATGCGGAGACGTCAAGGCCCCAGAGAGGCACGGCGTTGCGGGGCGCTCCCTGACTGACGTGGGGGCGTAGGACTGCCGGGCGACACTTGGCTCGGGGGATACCGCTGGCGACAGCCGCAGCGTGTGAGAGAACGAATTGATCGACCTCGCCGGGCGTGCCCATTCAGTAGGGCATAGGGCTGCACCACCGGCGTTGTAATGGCCCGAAGACCGCCGGCAATGCGATTGAGTCAGCGACCAGGGAAGCCCGCGCCCAACACGAAAACGATCCGGACTGGCTGTCATCGCAATCGGCTGGAAAGGCGCCCGCCCTTGAGCGCATCAGGGGCCATCAAGCTGGGCCTTGGCTTTCTTTCCTACTTCTCTCGGGTACGTCGTGGGTCAGGGTCCAGCTCGATGTTTTGCACCTATTTCCCTTGCCCGGTCCGCCGGGCCTTTTCTGGAGGTTGCGATGAACACCACACCAACAACGAAGCAAGAAAGAAGCAACCAAATAGACCACGTTGCCGCCCGTCTCTACCGGCGGCGTTTTGATATTGAGCGCCTGCAAGAACGAAGACGCCTCGAACGCGAGCTCAAGGAGACCTGGCAATGACAAGAACAAATCGATACCTGGTCGGCCAGCGCCTGGAAGGACGGATCGTGCCTCGCTGTGATCTACCCGGATCGCCGTACATCAGCCGCATTGTCGCCAAGCGCGCGGCCAGCCGCAACGGCATTTATCCCTACGTCATCACCACCATCAGGAGGTCCCATGCTGCCGCTGGATGACACCCAGATATTCGCCTTGCAATGGCTCGGCATCGTCGCCGCTGGGATCGCTGCGTTTTCGATGATTGCCAACTGGAGGAACAGCCGATGAAACCGATCATCCGCCAGCCAGAGGGCGCCATCATCGCCCCCGCCCGTCGCACCCAGGAAGACGGCCCTCTGACGGCACTGCAAGCCGCCAACGCTCGCCGCTATTCCGAGTACATCGCCAGGCGCCAGGGTGTGAAGGAACCACTCGTCCAGATACGGAGGCCCTGACATGGCCGCTATCACACCACCACCGATTACCCGGCCCGAGGCACACGCCGCCGTGATCCATTTCATGCTGCACGAGCACAACCAGGTGCACGCCAGCGAACTGCTGATCATCAACCGCCGCATGTACCGCGTCACCGTCACCGAGGTAGCGCCGGAAGACATGCCGGCTGCGGCGCGTCGAGTCGCCGAGGAGATCACCGATGAATAACGAGACATCCACGATTGATCAGGTTCGCGGCCTTGTCGCGTCGATACCAAAGCACACCGGCATGTACGCCAGCGTCGCGGAAGGCTTCGAGCCTGGCGGCGCCGTGCTGATCAGCGTCTATCTGGAAGAGCCCAAGGGACCGCGCGTGCTGTATGCCAGCACCCAGCCAGTGGATGACGACCTGACGCTGGACAAGCTGCGCGAGGAGGTCGGCGAGTTCATCACCACCCACCGCAAGCAGGAGGCCGCATGACATTCAATACCTGCGTGTCCGGCATCCCTTGCCAATGCCGAGTGACGTTTTATCAGGGCTATCGCCCCGGCAACTACTTCGAGCCACCCGATGCGGAAGAATTCGAGTTCGAGATCCTCGACCGCCGTGGGCGTCGTGCCCAATGGCTGGAGAGAAAGCTGACCGAAGGCGACGAGGCCCGGCTGCTCGCCGAGTACCGCGCCGAGGAAAGCGAGGCCGCATAAGAAAGCCCTGTCCAGGGTGAGAGCTGGGCAGGGCCGACGATCCACCGGAAGAATGAATCAAGAGAAGGATAACATCATGACCAACGCGATCGCCACGATTCGCCAGGACATCTACGACACGCGCGATGCGTTCTGTTCTGTCCTGAGCGAGCCGGGGCTGAACTTCGAGCGAGAGGCCGGCTTCGCCGTCCAGACGATCCAGGCCAACGACTACATGCTGAAGATCGCCATGGGCAATCGGCAGTCGGTCGTCAACGCGGTGACCAACATTGCCGCCATCGGCATCAGCCTGAACCCCGCCAAGAAGCAAGCCTACCTGGTGCCGAGGGACGGCAAGGTGTGTCTCGACATCAGCTACATGGGCCTGATGGGCCTCGCCATGGCCAGCGGGGCGATTCGCTGGGCACAGGCCGAGCTCGTCCACCAGCAGGACCGCTTCGAGCTCAACGGCATGGACCGGCCGCCGACGCACAGCTTCAACCCCTTCGCGCATGACCGCGGCGACGTGATCGGCGTGTATGTGGTGGTCAAGACCAGCGACGGCGACTACCTGACCGAGACCATGAGCGTCGAGGAGGTCAACGCCATCCGCGACCGCTCGACCGCCTGGCAGGCCTGGGTCAACAAGAAGAAGTCCTGCCCCTGGGTCACGGATTGGGGCGAGATGGCCAAGAAGACCTGCGTCAAGCGGGCCTACAAGTTCTGGCCCAAGACCGAGCAACTCGAGCAGGCCATCCATCACCTGAACACCGAGGGCAACGAGGGCCTGGCACCCAGCGGGCCACAAGCCGACGAAGCCCTGGCCGGCAAGTGGCTGGATCTCGCCCGCCAGGCCGACAGCACCGAGGCCCTGGCCCAGGTGTGGCGCGATGGCATCGCCGAGATCCGCAAGGCCCGCGACATGGCCGCCTACAACCAGTTCAAGGCCGAGGTCGAGAAGCGCGGCGAGGCGCTCAAGGCCGCCCAGCCTGACGCCGAGGCCGGCACCACCTACGAAGGAGAGACCGCATGGCCATCCTGATCAACGAGCCCCAGGGCAGCCAGGCATGGCTGGAAGCGCGTGCCGGCGTGATTACCGCCAGCCGCTTCTCTGATGCCCGGGCCATGCTCACCCGGGCCACCAAGAACGGCAAAGCCGGCGACCCGACGGCCAAGGCCATCGAGTATGCCTGGCAGGTGGCGTTGGAGCGTATCGCTGGCGAGCCGGTATCGCCCGCCTTCGAGACCTGGCAGATGCGTCGCGGCACCGAGCTGGAGCCAGAGGCACGCATGACCTACGAGGCCGCCACCGGCCTGCTGGCCAGCGAGAAAGGCCTGATCCTCACCGATGACCGCGCCTTTGGCTACTCCAGCGACGGCTTGGTGGGCGACGACGGCCTGATCGAGATCAAGTGCCCGGCCAACTGCCAGAAGATCGGCGACACCTGGAGCGATCCCGAGAGCGCCGTTGACGAGTACATCGACCAGATACAGGGCGGTCTCTGGATCACCGGCCGCCAGTGGTGCGACTTCATCATGTACTGCCCCTGGCTAGAGCCGGTCGGGAAAGAGCTATTCCGCCGGCGCATCGAGCGTAACGAGGCATACATCGGCGAACTGGAGCGCGACCTGTTCGCCTTCCGCCGTGTGGTCGAGCGCTATGAGGCCATGCTGCGCACCGAGGCCGCCTGATAACAAGGAGAACGACATGTCTGCAGTCGCCGAGAAAGTAGAGAAAGAATCCACCGAGCTGGTCACCGTGCCAGCCAAGGAAACCGCCCTCGAGGTATTCAAGGCCGAGCAGGGTCTTGATCCCTACCTCGAGACCATCCGAGCCGAGGTCGATGCCTTCCTGGCCTCACCGCCCACCCTCGACACCAACAAGGGCCGCCAGGCCTACACCTCCATGGCGCACAAGATCGCCCGTAGCAAGGCCGCCATCGAGGCCGGCAAGCGCACACCTGATCAGGTTGTATCGCTGATCAGCAGCAAAGCCTTCCTCACCGAGAAACAAGAACAGCAGATTCGCGAGGTGACAGCATGAAGATCCACAACGTCCAGCAGGGGAGTCAGGACTGGCACGCCCTGCGCGACAACCACTACACCGCAAGCGAGGCCCCGGCAATGGCTAGGGTCAGCAAGTACCTGAGCCGCGCCGATCTGCTCAAGCAGAAGTACAGCGGCGAGATCCCCGAGGTCAGTGATGCCCAGCAGCGGCTCTTCGACAAGGGTCATGCCGCAGAGGCCAAGGCCCGTCACATCGCCGAAGAGCTGATCGGCGAAGAGCTATACCCCGCCACGGCTACCAGCGAGGATCACCCCCATCTGCTGGCCAGCTTCGACGGCTGCACCATGCTCGAGGACGTCATCTGGGAAACCAAGCTCTGGAATCAGGATCTGGCCGCCGCGGTGCGCGCCGAGGTTCTCTCCGCGCATTACCTGGTGCAGATGGATCAGCAGCTGCTCGTCAGCGGCGCCGAGAAGTGCCTGTTTATGTGCAGCGACGGCACCCGGGAGAACACCGTCTGGTGCTGGCACTACCCTGACGAGGCCCGCTTCCAGCGCCTGATCGCCGGCTGGCAGCGATTCCGCCAGGACCTGGCCGACTACCAGCCCACCGCCGATGACGAGGTGGCCCGGGCCAAGGTCGAGGCCCAGCAGGACGCTGTGCGCGCCCATGAGGCCGAGGCCGCCTCTTGGCGCGCCTGTTTCTCCCTGTCGGCCGCCGAGCGTGGCGCCGCCCTCAAGACCGCCAGAGAGGTAGAGAACCCCGACAACGTGACCATCAGCCGCAAGGAGTACAACGCCCTGCTGGCCGCGCGCGTCATGCTCGACGCCCTGCAGTCGGCAGGCGTGGAGGAATGGAGCGGCTACGAAGACGCCATAACCGAACTCTAGGCCGCCTGATCACCCACCCGGGGCCGGCAGGCCCCATCACCCGCCCCAGGAGGGCATTCCCATGTCTAGCAAACCCACCAACGTCACGGCGTTTATCGAGGATCTGGATGGAGGCGTCCTGGCCGAGCGCCTGCCGGCGGTAATCCGCTGGTCAATCCAGACCCACCGCGAGCTGGACGAGAAACTGCTGGACATGCGCGTGTCGATGCTCACCAGCAAGGGCGTGGATCGGCGACCTATTATCAGCCGACCGACAAACTGATCGGGGCATCGGATGGCTTATCCAGTAAGTCTCGGACGTTATCTAGTAACCCTGGTCCCTTACCTAGTGAGCTAGGCACCTTCTCACCGTAACGATGACGGGCCCTGCGGGGCCTTTCTCATGGAGGCACCATGTCAACGAAATTGCGCGACATCGCCGTGAAAACGGGCGAATACCAAGACCGCGCCAGCGGGCAGACGAAGGGACGCTGGCAAAATGTCGGC